CATATGGTTCCTTCATCTATCGTAAAGAAGGTGTAAATATCTATTTTACCTGAACCACTGGTTACATCAGGAGTAGAGCCACCAGCCCAATCCACCGATGTGGGCCAAGTTATAGTCCTATCTGAAGAATCCTGAGTCCATATTAAAGTAAAGGCACAAGACTTTCCAGTAGGAGATGGATTAGTAAATGCAAATTCAGTGTCTTGATCTGGCGTTATAGTAAATACATTACCTGCTGATAAATCAATAGTTACTGTAGCCGCCGCTGAAAGAGCAGTTTTTGTTTCTGAATAATCCTTCATCTCAGGGCGCTGTACAACCCCATCAGCAAAATTTGTAACTAATGATCCATCAGAAGTAACAACTTTAGATGCTTCTGCTGTACCTTGCGTGGTAACATCCAAAGTGTTTAATTCAGCAGTTGTACCAGTATACCCATCAATTAAATTTAACTCAGTTGCAGAAGCGGTAACTAATGTTCCAGCAAGTTTTAAACCACCATCCACGAGATCATGACAAGCGATATCCATTGTCTGATCACCTGCGGTTGAGCCAATAACAATATCACCGGAAGCGTCTTGGGTTACTACTTTAGAATCTTCTGATGTACCTAATGTGGTAAGGTCCAGATAGTTTAATTCAGTGGTAGTAGCCGTACACCCATCCAACAGATTCATCTCTGCGCCATCTGCCGTAACAGCAGTTGTCCCGGAAAGGCCGCTAAACTGCGCTTGAAGCACAGATTTTATTAAACGAATATGATCATCGCCTTGTGAGATAGCATCTGTAGCAAGAGGATTAGTAGCAACTAATTCGCTAATATATGTAGCAGATTCAAGTCCCATAATAGCCCCCTATGCTAGTTCAAATATGCCACTGGCACTTGGAGTGACAGTGAGCGTATTATCTTCTGCTAATGTAAACTGAGATGTGGTCAATTTAGAAAAGCAAACCAATTTACCACCTGACTGATAAACAACTGCATATTTAATATTCGCAATTGTTCCGCCAGTAGCAGTCCATACAACAGCAGTTGAATCAAAACGATACTTATCAGTAGCTACTGAGGCCCATGTCCGTGACGTAACAGACGCACCGCCAGTTGTATAACCATTGCCACTAGCCACTTCATTTGCAAGTGATGCTTGTGTTGATAACGTATTTGTATTCACATTAGCGCTAGCTGCGCTCGTGTGTAATGCCATATAAAACCCAACACTTGTACCGTCTAAATCAAACTGACCATTGCCTATATATTCCCTAAAGGAATTGTAAAAACTCCAAGCAGTAGCCGCCATTTTATACTACCTCCTTAATTTTTAATGAATCTGGATTTTTAATAATATGTGAAATAAGGCCATCTCCATGTACAGCCAAATCATAATGTTCGCCAGTTTTAGAAATCATATCAACGAACTCTTTTGCTTGATGGTAATGTGCCGCAGTACATAGAAACTCTTTTCCAGCTACAGTAACATCTAAAACTTCTTCTCCATCATTTTCGGGTTGTTCATAAGCATGATGTTCTTCCATAATACAACTATCGAAGCCATACATTTCAAACTTATGAAATCCCAGCATCCTCAACAAATGAACAGCTCTCAGTGCAATTGTAGCACCCCCCATTATCGGGTAATATTCTTCCCCGTAAACCTCTTTTAAAAGATCAAAGTTATCATCTCCAGCACAATGCCATATCCATACTTTATTATCCTTAAGATTTTCAAATACAGAAGGATGGCACTGAGATGAAATAAAATATTTACAACCCTCAACTAACGGATAAACAAACCTATTATTAAATTCCCTACTATCCAACATTATCATTCCTGAAGGAGTTAATCCACCAGCTATGCAATATCTATGGGAGCCATTAATAGTAATTACTGGCATCCCATTTTGACGCTTCTCCAATAGATCAGGAAAAGTTTCCTTTAATGTAGGTCCTCCTAACGCAATACCGACAGGTTTGTCCCACTGAGTTTCATAAGGTTGGACCTGCGGTAATCCTCTTCTAATATTTTTATTTATATTATCTCTAATCTTATCTTTATCTTCGTTGACGCCACAAATTATCTCTGGAATTGGAAATAGTTTATTTACTTCAACTGAAGGAGGCTCCGAATTTACCCCTATTTGAAGACTCATGTATTAAATACCATCCTAACTTCCAGGCCTAATGTATTAGTAGCTACAACATCAACATCTATTCTAATAACGTCAGCTGTAGAAACTCCTGTATAAGATCCAATTAGAGAAGGTGTTGCTGCTGTAGAAGAATCTTTCTCACCAGCGTCAATAGTTATAGGAGTTGAAAGCATATCCTGACCATCAGTTAAATTATGTAACTGAACTGTAGTAGTGCTTCCCGTACCTGCCGTGTATACATGCGCTTGAGCAGATTGTAAATTCTTACCATCAAGAGTAGATGGTATTGTAACATGAGTAATACCATTACCTACAGATGGCCCAATAGTGTCAGCAACACATTTAATAACTAAAGTTCTTTCCGTAAAGGCTGTGAGTTTATCAAACAGAATTGACCTTGTAGCTGCAGCAGATGTATCATAAAAAGATATTTTATCCGCAGCCATATCTGCAGAGGCGGCAAGACCCAAGTTAGGAATTGTCTCCTGCTTGTCATCATTCAAATTAGTAAAATTTCCATCTGCCTCAGCAAATGTAAGGGGGCTTCCCTTTGTTTCTCTTAATGTAATTGTTGCCATTATGCGTCACTCACGTATCCTGTAGTTACATAGTAATTCTGGAAATAAGGCATATTCCCGTAAGGGAATGTTCTAGGATCTTTTTCATAAAATGTTCTTCCATTAGTCATCCTATACGCTACTTTACGGGGAGGATATCTCCTTCTCCCGCCTATAGTAAATTTCCTAGCCATTATAATCCACCCCAGATAGCGTAATTAGCCCATACTGCAATACCCAGCGGGATCGATATGATCGCTGCAATCATTGCGAGGGCAAAGAGGATCTCACTTTTTTCCACTTTTCTTAAACTGGATAGGCCCAGGCATTAACCATGAAAAAACCATGGGAACTATTACTATCAATATTAAAGCCCAGCCGCCCATCTCAATTAGGGACCCCAATAAACTCCAAAAATTATCTGGTGCACAATCATTCATAAGTTTCTTTCCTGTTTTGCCAATCGGGATCGCTTCCGTCACCACATCTGTTACAAAGGCAGTCGTCGTGGCTCCCAGTATCGGTGCAGCCGCACCCCCCGACAAGACAGTCCCCACAAGTGCACCGCCTCCCGCTCCTAGGCTGACTATACCTGCCTTTTTCAAAGTAGTGCATCCTATCAAACCTATCGACGAGAGGATTAGACAACTGATTCTGGGGATGCCCACCATCCGCTCACCCAGCCGATTACGGCGATAACTGCAATAACGCCTACAGCAATCCAAAATTTCTTTCGCTTTCCTAATTCTTTCCATTTGTCCATGTTAACTCCTATAGTGTAAAACTGTTTCCACATCCAGCTGACTCTGTTATTGTCATTCATGATCCTCACTCGGTTTTATAGACTCTAGCTTTTTCTCAAGAACGCCTAAAAATATTTTAAAATTATTTTTATAGTCACCTGCTATATTTAGGGCCATCTTTGAGCCGTATAATTTTTCATAATGATTCAAAATAATTCTTTGTATTTTTGTCATAGGCCATTAAGAGTAGGTCTTTGGCTTGAGTCCAACTTTTTTCCTATACTTTCTATCAACTGCCTGCATAGCTTTTTTCTTAGCTGGCCCTGTTTTTTTCTTAGCCGCAGCCATTGCCGTTTTGCGCCAAGATTTATTTGCTGCAGTATACTTAAGACCTGGACCTTTAGGTTTGCCAGCAGCTACACTTGCTTTCCCAACCTTCTTAGCATGCGATACTTGAGCACCTTTCCTAGCTGCCTGAGCATAAGATTTCTTAGTAGTTGCTTTTTTGGTATCACTATGCATAGCCTTCTTGTGCGCTTGAGCATATGTACGAGCAGCTTTTTTCTTAGCATAATTTTTATCGGTCTTCTTTAGAGCGGCTGGCTTATCTTTCTTTTTAATCTTAACATCAGATATTTTCTTATCTTTTGTTCGGGCTACATGGCCCTTCGTATATCCAGCTGTTTTTACTTTAGCTTTAAGCTTATCTCTAATAGCTTTCTTTCTTTTTTCACTTAGTGCGGTGGCCATTAAGTTTCTCCTTTATAGCACTTTTGCTACCACGATGTTTCCTTCGCGGTTTGTTTTTAGCTCAACGGCTCTTTTCTCGCAAGTAAATCTTGTCTTGCCAGAAGCTGTATCTTTCCAGCCGTTTCTCTTTAGGGTGCGTTTCATACTTAAACACCCAGACATTCCCATCTCAACTTAACC